AATTCACCGAATTGTCCAAGAAGCGGCTCAAAAGGCTGCGTCGGAAAGATTTGATTCTCTCTGGCGCGGTCTTGAGCTTATTCTCAGACATCATGGTGTCCCTCTTGATGTGCTAGATAACGCGAATGTCCAAATTCGCAAGTATCTCACTCATGACAGTGAAAGTACCTTTTTAAGCAGGGCGAAGTATTTACTTGCCCTGTTTATGGCTATTTACACTCATTCTGAACTTCCACCCAGTCCTGATGTTGCATATGCTGCAACCGGGATCTGGAAGAGGTGGATAAGAACGAGGATGGCTGTGTCTGTTAAGAACACACACCTCTGGTATTCCTGGTTTCAAGCCAAGCGTTGTGCTGAGACTTTAAGTGAAGAAATGATTCTTTTAACCTATAAGAAACATCGAATCGCTATGGGAAAACCAGACCCTATAACTGTTTCCACAAGAAATAGGGTTATGGCCGAGCTCAAACCTCTGTTGAGGGAGCTCAATCGTAAACTTCTGCTTGTATACCGCGAAACTGATTGGTCAGTATGGGATGAAGCAGAAGACTGTGAGGAAGCAAGACATGTTGCATCACTGCGTGCATGTTATGAAGCCTCTAGGGCCAGGGGAGGTCAGATGGGAGCATTGAAAGATCTCCTTCATTCTGACAAACTTAATGGTCTTAAGCTAGAAGATCGAGAAGAATTCCGTAATCATGTTGTAGATCACGTAGTAGTTCAATCGGTCACAATGGACACAGTCGTCCGACCCTTCTCCTTTACACCTGTGGTAGTGTGTCCGGCTGGTGAAGCTGAATGGGCTGATGCTATAGTAGCTCAGGCTGATGATGATTTGTCGAAAGGAGCGTTGAAAGCAACAATCCAGGCTGTTCTCGAACCCTTAAAGGTTAGAGTTATCAGTAAAGGAAATGCTGCACCTTATTACCTTGCGAAGCTTTTTCAAAAGAAGCTCCACGGGATAATGCGTCAATATCCATTCTTCAGACTCATCGGTAGGAAACTCTGTCCTACTGATCTTATTGATCTCCGGGAGAAATCTATTCTCGGTGGTACCGGACCTTTGGGAT